AGTTGCATTCATGATATTTACACCTATTAAAAGTTCCTAGGTCTGCTAGGTCAGTATGTCTGAAGACATGGAAAGAATGTAGCATCACTTCGCCGATTGTCTAATGATACTTTTCTATAGCGTTTGACGTGCCGATAGTCTTTGATTATGTAGCTACAAATAAGAAAGAAAAAGAGAAAGACTTGGGGCGTGGGTATGCTCTTCATGTAGGGATAGATAGAAGACACGTAGAAGGGGATAACCTAGGCTGCTAGCCGTGTATAGCCTAGGATAACCCAGCTAGTACGGATAGACTAGAAAGACATGTAAGAGACAATAGACACTCTCAAGCGCACCGATACGCTGGCAGTCTATGCGTGCATGAGACAATCTACATAAGGGCTGGCATTGATATAGCCATAATGCATATAAGAGCCGTGCTGTGTCTAATTGATACTTGTGGTGTTATGTAAACCTCCGCAGTAAGCACTCACTAACATCAGCCTAGTCAGTGGGCGCTCACTAACGTAGGGTTAACCCCCCTTCGGTATAAAGCAGGGGGCGGCGGGTACGGGGTGTATCACACACATGGATTTATAGTTCCCAAAAAAAATTTACACCACCTCAAAAAATACTTTTGAAACTGTAGTCATATAATCAACGAACACTAGAAGGAGCAAGCATGGCTGGTTTTCCAATGCGTAGGGCGTTAGAGAAGAAGATAGATGAGCTAGGGGGGATTGAGTTTGTCTCGTCCCATATAGCTGAGGGAATGACTATTGGTCGCCTGGCAGAGTTCATAGAGTGTTCTAGACCTATGTTGAGCTTCTGGATAAACCAGACTGAAGATAGGAAGAATGCTGTCTTGTCGGCAAGGAAGCTAAAGGCTGAGAAGCTGGCAGAAGATGCTTTAGACATTGCTGACTATGCTGATGGCGCTTCCTCCTCTGCTGTGAATAAAGCAAGGTTGCAGGTGGATACAAGAAAGTGGATGGCCTCTAAGCTCGACCCTGAGAACTTTGGAGAGAAGTCTATGGAGCTGAACATCTCTGTTGGGGATCTGCATCTACAAGCGCTGAAACACATGGGTAAAGCTATTGAAGTAGTAGAGTCAATAGAGAATAACTAATGAACAACCCGTTTATTGAGTTCATTACTAAGTACAGGACAGACCCCGTAGCTTTTGTGAGAGAAGTTTTGGGGACTGAGCCTGATGACTGGCAGGTAGATTTTTTAAACGCTGTTGCACAGGGCAATAGGAAGATCTCGATCAGGTCAGGCCACGGCGTAGGGAAATCGACTGCTGGCTCATGGGCTATGCTTTGGTATCTACTCACGCGCTATCCCGTCAAAGTAGTCGTTACAGCCCCTACCTCTAGCCAACTTTATGATGCTTTGTTTGCTGAACTGAAGAGATGGGTCAAAGAACTACCACCTCCCGTACAAGCTCTTCTTGATGTCAAACAAGAGCGTATAGAACTACTAGCCTCTGCGACTGAAGCTTTTATATCAGCTCGTACATCCCGTGCTGAACAGCCAGAAGCGCTACAAGGCATCCACTCTGAACACGTCATGCTGATAGCTGATGAAGCCTCTGGTGTGCCTGAGCAGGTGTTTGAGGCCGCTGCTGGCTCTATGTCAGGACACAATGCTGTAACTATCCTGTTTGGTAACCCAGTCCGAAGTTCTGGTTTCTTTTTTGATACACACAACAGACTAAAAGACGACTGGTGGACAAGGAAAGTATCCTGCCTGGACTCCAAACGGGTATCAGACGACTTTGTAAACGACATGAAGCTCAGGTATGGCGAGGAATCTAACGCCTACCGTATCCGTGTACTAGGTGAATTCCCTAGATCTGATGACGACACCATCATTCCGATGGACCTTCTTGAATCAGCAAAACATAGAGATGTCGTTGCTTACGAAAATGCACCCATCCTTTGGGGACTAGACGTTGCCCGTTTCGGTTCCGACTCGTCAGTTCTGTGTAAGAGGCAATCTAATGTATTAATATCGTTAGATAAGTGGCGCAATTTAGATCTGATGCAGTTAACTGGAGCCGTAGTTGCCCAATATGAATCGTGTGGACATAAAGACAGACCTCAAGAAATACTTGTTGACTCTATTGGTTTGGGTGCTGGTGTGGTCGATCGCTTGCGTGAGCTTGGTCTTCCTGCTCGTGGGGTCAATGTTTCTGAATCTCCCGCAATGGGGCAGACGTATATCAACCTTCGTGCTGAACTGTGGGGCAAGACTAAAGCCTGGTTGGAAAGGCGCGACTGCAAAATACCAGCGAACGAAGACTTAATTGCCGAACTAGCCACCGTCAGGTACTCGTTCAACTCTAGCGGGAAGATGAAGATCGAGTCCAAGGACGACATCCGCAGACGTGGTTTGAAATCTCCTGACATGGCTGACGCTTTAGTCCTGACCTTTGCTAGCGATGCTGGCATTGCAAGCTACGGGTATTCCACAGGCTGGGGGAAGTCGCTTAAACGTGCAATCCGTGGTATCGTATAGGCTCCAGATTGCCATTTGGGTTTAAGCCATTCTTCGGGGTGGCTTTTTTTTGTCACCTGATATAGTATTGGGTATATATACCTACAGGGGTTCATATGAAGATGACTAAGGCCGCCAAGAAGATTGGCAAAGTAATGGGCGAGTTTAAAGACAAGACCTTGCATTCTGGCAAAGGCGGCCCTGTTGTAAAGAATCCAAAGCAAGCAATGGCTATTGCAATGTCTGAAGCCAAGATGCCTATGCGTGGACAACGTACTGCTAAAAATCGCAGTAAAAAATAAACCAAGGAGAAATCATGGCTTTTATTACAAGAGATAGCAACGGCGTACCAGTCAATGTTTTTAAACTTGGTACTACGCAGGTTTTTACTGTGACCAACTCTAGTGTTGCAAGCACTGCTTTTGCTGCTTCAACAACTCATGTGCGAGTTGCTTGTTCATTAGGTCATGGTCATATCCAGTTTGGATCTGCGCCAACAGCTAGTATTACGACAAGTCCAATGTTGTCAAACAATACTTCTGAAATTTTTTCTGTAGCGTCTGGCGATAAGATCGCTGTCATTAAAGACTCTGGCGTTACTAATTGCACAATTAGCGTAACGGAGTTGTTATGAAACCAGGTTTATATGCCAACATCAATGCCAAGCAAGAACGTATCAAAGCTGGCTCAAAAGAAAAGATGCGTCCAGTAGGCAGCAAGGGCGCACCCACTGCTAAAGCTTTTAAACAAGCAGCCAAGACTGCTAAAAAGAAATGATTAAGCGTGGTTCAGAAGAGTTCTCTGGTTATAACAAACCAAAGAAAACTCCTAGCCACCCAAAGAAAAGCCATGCTGTATTGGCTAAGTCTGGTGACGAAGTGAAGTTGATTCGCTTTGGTCAGCAAGGTGTTTCTGGAAGTCCTGATGGATCTAAAAGAAACGAAGCATTTAAAGCCCGTCATTCTCAGAACATTGCCAAAGGTAAAATGAGTGCAGCGTTCTGGGCCAACAAAGTTAAATGGTAAAAAATATGAGCTGCCCTATTGCCACTTATGACATCAAAGTCAACCTAAAGGCTCGTAATTGGGCCATTAAGAATGTTGACTACGGTCCTGCAAACCCAGAAGAAGAGAACGAAGAGTATTGGCAGAACCTTGCCGACATTTGGTCTGTATCTGTTGATGATGTTCAAGAGATGCGCTGCGGCAACTGCGCTGCATTCATCCAAACACCTGAGATGATGGACTGCATTGTCAATGGTATTGATGACGAAGAAGATGGGTACGCAACTGACGTACAGAATGCAGCCAACCTTGGCTACTGTGAGCTGTTTGACTTTAAGTGTGCTGGCGAACGTACTTGTTCCGCTTGGCTATCAGGTGGCCCTATCACTAAGCGATTGACAGACCGTCAAAAAAATATGTTGATGATGGCTAAATCAGAATATCAAGAGTCTGATGACTCCGAGGAGGAATAATGGATCCGATCACTATGGCAATGCTTGAAGAGGCAGCCACTGCTTTTATGAAAGACCAAGCTGTGCAAGCTATGGGTCCAGAAGTAGCGGCTATGGGTGGTTCTAGTGCAATGCAAAGCATGGGTGGAGATATGGGTGGCCTTCTTGGTCAAACTCAAACCGCCCCACAGATGTTTAATCAAACCCCTGCTGGAACAATGTCTCCAAGTGCGCCAGCCGCAGAAGTCGGACCACAACCTAGCATGATGGGTACATTGGAAAACAATGTGATGTCTGATATTAATAAGTCCACGGCTGGTCAGGCGTACAACACATTTACCAATCCAAACGCAACAGCAGGTGACTACACAAGCCTTGGCTATAAGATGGCGTTCTCTCCAGAAGCTGAAAAACAAAATCAAGTAAGTATGGGTCAGATGTTAAGTATGCCAACAGTCGGCAACTATGGTGGCGGTAGAACAACTACTGTTGGCGGCATCCCAGACTTGCTAAAGAAATACGGCGACAACTCTGGCCTCCTTCAGTATTTAGGATAACGCAATGAACGACCAAATGAACCAAGATCCTCTTTTGATGGCAGAGATGCTCAAGCGTGAGATGGAAGTGCCAGAAGAAGAAATAATGACTGAAGAAGAACTTCAGGGAATTATTAGCTCTGAGATTACAGATGCCATTTCATTTATTGATGAAGACGTAGCACCTGTACGTGCTATGGCAACAGAGTACTATCTTGGTGAACCGTTTGGTGATGAAGAAGAGGGCCGCTCTCAAGTGGTGTCTACGGATGTCCGTGATACCGTGAAGGCAATGATGCCAAGCTTGATGCGTATCTTTTTTGGTCCAGAGCGCATTGTTGAGTTTATGCCTAACGGTCCAGAAGATGTTGCTGGCGCTGAACAAGCCACAGACTACATTGACCACATCTTTAAGAAAGATAACCCAGGCTTTACAGTCCTGCATTCTGCATTTAAAGATGCCTTGATCCGCAAAACTGGCATTATCAAATACTGGTGGGACGAGTCCACAGAAGTCAAAGCTGAATACTTCTCCATGCTAGACGAAGGTAGCATGATGATGCTAACCCAAGACCAAAGCGTAGAGATCTCTGCTGTTAGGGAATACCCTATCCCAGGTCTGCCGCCTCAAATGGATGAGATGGGCAATATGCTCCCACCTCCAATGATGTATGACGTAGAGATCAAGCGCCGTGTTAAGACAGGCAAAGTGCGTGTTGAAGCCCTTCCTTTGGAAGAGTTCCTGATTGACCGCCGTGCCAAGTCAATTGATAACGCTACGTTTGTGGGCCATCGTTCGATGAAGACGGTATCCGAGCTGGTAGCTATGGGATACGACTACGACACGGTGTCTGAGCAATCGGGTGATAACTACGAGTTTGATACAAACCAAGAATATCAAGCCCGTAATCCCTATTCTGTTGTACGTGGTTCTACTAATCCAGACCCATCTACACAGCACGTTTTGTATATTGAAGGCTACGTCAAGGTTGACTTTGACGGTGACGGCATTGCTGAACTGCGCCGTGTTTGCACCATTGGTTCATCTCACAAAGTCGTGAAGAACGATATTGTTGACGAGCGCCAGTTTGCCGACTTCTGCCCAGATCCAGAGCCACATACATTCTTTGGCATGTGTCCCGCAGACGACACAATGGACATCCAGCGTATTAAATCTAATGTTCAACGAGGAATGTTGGATTCTTTGGCTCAGTCTATTCACCCACGTACAGCCATTGTCGAAGGACAGGCTAACCTTGAAGACGTGATGAATACTGAGGTTGGTGCTGTTATTCGTATGAGAGCGCCTGGCATGGTCCAGCCGTTCAATATCCCGTTTGTTGGTCAAGCAGCATTCCCTATGCTGGAGTATCTTGATGACGTTAAGCAAAGCCGTACTGGTATTTCTAAAGCTGCTGCTGGGCTTGATGCTGATGCTTTGCAGAGTACCACCAAGGCGGCTGTAGCTGCTACGGTTAACGCTGCCCACCAGCAGATCGAGATGATTGCTCGTATCTTTGCTGAGACAGGTATGCGCCGACTGTTCCGTGGCATCCTGAAGTTGGTTGTTGAGAACCAAGACAAAGAACGAATCGTTCGATTGCGTAATACGTTTGTGCCTATTGACCCCCGTTCATGGGATGTCGGCATGGACGTGACGGTGAACGTGGGTGTGGGTGACGGGACTATTGAAGACCGTATCAATATCCTTGCTCAAGTCGCAGGTCGCCAAGAGCAGATTATCCAAACTCAAGGACCAAGCAACCCCGTGGTGTCTGTTGTTCAATATACAAACACCCTGACAAAAATGCTTCAGTTGGCTGGCATTAAGGATTCTCAGAATTACTTTAACCAGTTACCTGCTGACTGGCAGTTGCCTGAGCCTCCAGCTCCCAAGCCAACTCCAGAAGAAGTTTTGGCTAATGTCCAAGCGCAATCTATCCAAGCTGACATCCAAAAGAAAGCGGCTGAACTAGAGTTGGAGCGCGAGAAAATGATTCGCTCTGATGACCGTGAGCGTGACCGTATTGAACAAGATGGTATATTGCGCCGCTATGAGATGGAATTGAAATACAATACACAAATTCAAACGGCTGAGATTGATGCCGCGATGAATAAAGACCGTGAATTGATTCGTCAACAACAGGCTGCACAAGATGCTGCAATGCAAGACCAGATGAGACA